CTGTAATAATTTCATCTGGTAATCTGTACTCATTTTGATCCTGAATAAGTTCAAGAAAACTATAACTTTCTTCAACAGCATTAGGACTTTTTTGACGATAACGGTTTAATGCACGGTCAAGGGCAGTTTCGTAATGTACTGGGTCTAATTCTACTTCAATCATACCGTCGCCTAGCATCTGTTTTACATAGCTAAACACTTTATTTCGTTCGATTGTGGAATCAGATTGCGTTGATGATGGTAGATCGTCCATATAAGTTCTCCATACATATTTATCATACGATAAATATCACTATGCCACGTTTATCTTTATACAAACCAGAAAAGGGTAACGACTATAAGTTTATAGATCGTCAAGCCAGCGAAATGTTCCAAGTTGGAGGCACTGATGTGTATTTGCACAAATACATGGGTCCAGCACTAAAAACTTCAGGAACTGCGGATCAGCCAGTTTACGGTGCTTTGAATCCTACAAATATCCAAGATTTATTATTCTTAGAAAATCGGGATAGAAAATACGATACTGAAATTTACAGATTACGCGGTCATTATAACGTGGCAAATATTGATTTTAATTTGAGTCAATTTGGATTATTCATTGATAGTGATACAATTTATATGACTGTACACATTAATGATATTATTAATACTATTGGTCGCAAACCTATGAGCGGAGATGTGTTTGAATTGCCACATTTGCGAGATGATTTTGCGCTTAATGATTTTGATTTTACATTACCCAGGTATTATGTTATCGAAGATGTAGGACGTGCAACCGAAGGATTTAGCGTAACGTGGTATCCACATTTGTACAGACTAAAATGTAAGAAAGTAGTAGACAGTCAACAGTTTGCAGACATATTAAATCAACCAGCAGTTGATGCTAACGGCGATCCGGTAGCAAATACTAGTCTCCGAGATTTGTTAAGTACACGAACACAAGAGCTAGCAATAAATGCCCAAGTTGTTGCACAAGCAGAAGCAGATGCTCCGTTAAGTGGTTATGAAACTAGACAATTTTATACACTAGCAGTAGATCCCGACACAGGTAAACCATTATTAAGAAATGCAGACGAAACAGATCTTACCGCTGACAATATTAATGCAAACACTAATTCATCAAGTGTTAATGCTATTCCACAAAGAACTGGCTATAGTGGTTATCTACTAGGCGATGGATTTCCGGTTAATGGTTACGAATTTGGCTTTGGTATACAATTTCCTAGCTCTCCTGCTACTGATGATTTCTTTTTAAGAACTGATTTTATGCCTAATAGACTTTTTAAATTTGACGGAGTGCGATGGGTTAAGATGGAAGATTCTGTCAGAATGACCATGACTAACAACGATACAAGATCTACACTCAAAACTGGATTTATTAATAACAATAACTATACTTACAACAATGCTATAGCCAGCGACCAGGTAATTTTAGCAGTTGGTGATAGTGTAGTTAATACTAGAATAGCATACACAACTAGCAATTATATTGTACTAAAGTTAGATACTTACACAATGGAATACTCCATTGCAGAATATCCTAATATGATAAGTTCGTATCGATATGTTAATCCGGTTACTGGAATAGCTAGTAATAATGTTCGAATTACATTACCGTTAATTAACAATACTCAACAAACAATTTCATTTGCAGGCACTTGGGTAGTTACTATGTATAACACCAGAGATGACCAACGTCAAAGTTTATCGCAAGCACTTAAACCTAGGGCAGATTTATAATGCAACATTTTTACGATGGCCAAATAAGACGTTATATAACGCAGACAATAAGAGTACTTAGTAATTTCGTAGTCAAATATGGCGATGGAACCTTACATCAAGTTCCGGTAATGTATGGAGATGTTGATCGTCAAGTTGCTAATATTATAAAAAATAACAGCGAAAATAAAATCAACAGCGTTCCTAGAATTGCAGTATACGTTAAAGAACTTAAACTAGATCGTAATAGACTAGCTGATGCAACTTATGTAGGCAAGGTACATATTCGCGAGCGCGATGTAGCTAGTGGAGCTTACACAAATAACCAAGGCAGAAACTATACAGTTGAACGTATAATGCCTACTCCATTCGAATTGCAAATGAAAATAGATATTTGGTCAGCAAATACAGATCAAAAATTGCAAATACTTGAACAAATACTAGTATTGTTTAATCCTAGTTTAGAATTACAAACAACTGACAACTATATAGATTGGACTAGTCTTACCGTATTAAATTTAAATGATATTAATTGGAGTAGTAGAAGTGTGCCAGTTGGAACAGACACTCCAATCGACATAGCTACTATTACTGTAGAAACACCGATATGGATCAGTCCTCCAGCTAAGGTAAAACATCTTGGAATTATTAAGAAGATTATTACTAGTTTTTATAATGATGGTGCTATGACTCAAGACGGGTATGGCTATATTGAAGGTCTCGGATCCGATCCAGAGCAAGAAGGCAATATAATTTTAACTAACTTATTAACTCAACAAGTAACAACTATAAGTAGTTTTGGAATCCAAGTATATAATGGTCAAGCTAGAATACTAGGAGAAAGCGAAAGTGTTATTCCAAGAGAACCTAGTTTAGATATTAGTGTAAAACAAGGTCCATTAATCGATTGGGCAGAAGTGTTTTCACAATATCCTGGACAATATGTTGCTGGTAGTAGTAGAATTTATTTAATACAAGAAACTGGGACTGAAATTGCAGGAACTGTTGCATTGAATCCTGTAGATACTACAGTATTAATGATTAACTGGGACCTTGATACTCTAGTAACAAATACCGGAATCGATAGTAACGGATTTTTAGATACAGATGTTACTCATTACAATCCGGCTTCAGGGTACAGACCAAACAGTCCAGGTACATTTGATGCTATTGTTAATCCATTGACGTATAATCCTAGTTCGGCAATCGCAGGAACAAGATATCTTATTATCGAAGATATTGGAGATGCCGCAAGTATTGCTGATGGAAAATATGCTAGTGCTTGGGGACCATTAGTAGCAGTAGCTAATGATATTATCGAATACACTGGTACACAGTGGAATGTAATATTTCATAGTGCTCAAGAAACTACTACTATGATCTGGCAAACGAATATATACACTGGAGTTCAATACTTATGGAACGGCGTTTCGTGGGTTAAGAGCTTTGAAGGTGAATATAGGGCCGGGCAATGGAGACTAGAACTATAACAGATAAAATTATTTGTAGCGGTGCGTTAATATGTGCCAAATCTACACGACGATTTTTACTGTTACAAAAAAATCATGGTAAACATGCTGATACTTGGGGACTGGTAGGCGGCACTAATCTGGCTCACGAAAATCCATGGCAAGGACTACAACGTGAAATTGAAGAAGAATTAGGATCATTACCCGTTATAAAAAAAGCCTTGCCTTTAGAAAAATTTACCAGCAACGACGCTGTTTTTAATTTTCATACTTATTTTTGTGTAGTAGAAGATGAATTTGTTCCTATATTAAGCGACGAGCATAGTGCATGGGGATGGTTTACTTTGTCACGTTTTCCTAAACCTATACACAAAGGATTAGATCTTAGTCTTCGGAATCGAGTAATACAGACTAAAATACAAACTATTATAGATATAGTAGATAACTTATAAAAAAAGCCGCATTTAGCGGCTTTTTTATTACTGCAACGAACAATCTTTACGCTTGCGCTTCGCCCCAACGTAGAACCAAGTTAGCAATAACAGTACCTTGTGTAATGTAAACGTTAATAAACAATACGTCTGGACCATTTGGGTAACATCCGCGACCACCGATTGGTGTATTAGTCAATTCTTTCAATAATGAAAGATCCAACGAGTCTTTGTTAGCCGGAGAACCAATGAATGAGAAAATTGTTTCGCCTGGTGTAGCCGCTGTATTACGTGAGAAGTAAATTACAGTACTGCTTGCCACTGCTGCCGCAACACCTGTTGTTAAAGTAATAGTAGTTCCGTTAATAGACGCTACTTTAGTTAAACTAAAGAACGCGGAAGTAACAGTTGGGCAATACACGTCATCACCTACACGGATACCATTAGTATTAGAAACAGTAAATGATGTGCCACCAATAGTATTAATACCAGTATTAGTTACTGTAGTAATATTAGTAGCTGAGTTAGCAAACGTAATACCTGCACCTGGAGCAACTTGACTGAAACTCGGTTGTCCTGTTGGCAGTGTGGTACTGTTTAAACTGTAGAACGGAATCTTACTTAAATCAGTTGGATAGTTACTTGGATTAATAACACCTTCAATAACCAACGCCGCGTTAGCACCACCAGTACCCGCTGTAATATCCAGCGCTTGTAATAAGAAACTAGCACGATTAATCAATTCGCGTAAGCCTAAATCACCTGTTAGCGCATTACTTACGCTAGGTGCTTGACGCACAGCAAACGCACAAGTTTTCTTAGTTGTAATTGTAATGTTAGGTGATTGATAACTGAAAATATATGAACGATCTGTATCAAATCCGCCGTCTTGTACAAACGCGGCACCCCAATGGCTTACAACAGGACTTGCCGTAGGAGCAACTAAGATGACACCAGTATTAGCCGCATGAGCTGTTGCTGAACCAGCACCAAATGTACGATATCCACCAGTTGCCCATAATGTAGTAGTTTGTGCTCTACTACAACCTAACAATGAACCAGTAGTTTGCAATCCATTAAATTGTGTTGTAGCTACTGCATTTGCTTGCGTTACTAATCCTGATCCTGCTATAGTAGAAATTTGAATAGCTGGAGCATTGGTATAAGTAACACCTAAGATTGTACCAGTGAATACTGTTGGAGCACCTAATACATAATATGTTGTACCGGTTGCAATATTACCTAAGCCAAGGCCTTGTGAATTGTTGAATACAATTGGCTGATTGGCAACCATGTTAGTTGTATTAGATAAAATAACTAAACTTCCAACGCTAGTAGTGGCAGTTGCATACGCATTTGTTTTATTAGTATAAGTGATAATTTCATTATCTACATATACTGATTGTGTATATCCGCTAGCAGGTACTGGGAAAAATGTAGTATCCCATAGGCTCATTGTAAGATCACCGCTTCCCATACCAGCGCCTACTATATAACTTCTTGCACCTTCGTTTTGCACTTCATAACGAACAGGCATGTTACCAGTACGCATCCAGCCTTCGTTGTTTAAGTTGTTATTACGCAAACGATGAACAAATTTGTAGTTACCATCATCACCACGCATCATCCAGTCAATAGATCCAGCACCGTACCATGTCCATTGCATACCCACCATCTGCATTTTAGATGGTGTCATTAAATATCCACTTGGATTAAATGGACTGCTAGTACCGTCAAATCGATCCTTATTCCACTGTGATTGAGGAATTTTATAGTCGATAGTTTTTGTA